GGACCTGTTAAAGTTACATCTTCATTTGGAACAACAACTGTACCTAAAGAAGAAGTTGCACTTACTCCAGATGGATTTACTACTACTCCTGATGCAACAAATGGTTCACCTATAGAGGAAGTAGCTGCTTGACCTGTTAATGGAACACCTACGTTTGGTATTACTACTGTTCCAGTTGAAGACGTAGCTCCTAAACCTGTTAATCCCATTACTTGATCTGCTGGTGTAATTGCACCTACAGAAGAAGTTGCGCCTTGACCTGTTAAGCCCATTACTTGATCTGCTGGTGTAATAGCACCTACAGAAGAAGTTGCGCCTTGACCTGTTAAAGATAGACTAACTGAAACATCAATAGTTGGTGTTCCTAAAGAAGAAGTTGCACCTAAACCTGTTAAAGAAAGTGAAACAGATGTAATAGCTGATAAAGAACCATTTGCAGAAGTTGCACTTACGCCAGTTGGAATAACTGTAATATTATTTGTACCACCCCAAACTTGAGATCCCCATGTATCACGACCCCAACCTGTATCGTAGTAATCAGAATCACCCCAATCAGCTTGGCCCCATGCAGTATGACCCCAACCTTGTAAAATATTTTCGTCAACATAGCCTCCGGTATTGTACATACCTTGGCCCCATCCCATACGTGAAGCATTCCACGTTGTTGGATTGACAATGGCCTGAAGACCCGTTACCGAAACTGTAACGTCAGCCATGTTTTACTCCTATGCTATTCTGACGATTGCTGTAGTAGCTGCTGCCGCAGGAAATTGAATTGTGAAAGTTCCACTAGTAGCTGTTTTATCTCCACCGAAATCTATCGCACAAACTGAAGCATCTGTTGAATGTGAATCATTATAAATTAAACATCCTCTTGCTGTAAAAGAAGCAGATGTCCAAGACACATCTGCAAAATCACATACAGCTGTAGATGAATCTAAAGTAGGTGTTACACTTGTTAAAGCTTTTCCACCTGCTGTGTATGCAGTTCCTGAAGTGTTAGTAATTTCTTCTGATGTAGAGTAAGCAGTTGTACCTGCTCCTAAAGTAGCATCACTATCATACAATGCTAATTTAAAAGTGTTTCCAGTTGAAGCTGTAAAATTATGTTCAGCTTCTAAAATTTCTTGTTTAAAGCTATTACAAATTGCCGATGTTATTGCCATACTTATCTCCCTTATTGAGGCGGTGATTCGATCGGTATACGAATAGTACCATCCGTATAGTCGTCTCTTCTTCGTCTCCCAATTTGCACACTTGCAAATTTAGTTAGTTCTTGTTTATACTTTTGTTCATATAATGTCAACATATCCATTGGACCTTTTAAATATCCATAAGCTTCCACTAGAGAAGCATAAAGTAAACCTTGTGGGAAATACTTACTTAAATAAGTCCCAGAAGTCTCTGTTTCTAATCCTGTTGGCACTATATTTCCATGTATATTTATTAAATAATTAGCATCTGGCGTAGGAGCCATTATAATATTTCCTGATGTAGTTGAGCTAGTTCCAGTCGCTCCTCCAAACATAGCATAATATTTAGGTAATCCTGTTACATCTTGGCCTGTTTGAGTCCCTTTAGGACCAGTTAATTCTCCCACATATTCACTTACAAATGTTCTATCTCTTTTTAAGAGCCAATATGCTCTACCTGTTCTAGAAGAAGTAGAATTAAAAACTTCAATTCCTCTTACAAAAACCATACCTGCCGGAACTCTAACAGTTTGCACATCTGCGGCTAGTGTTCCTTCATATTCAACTCTATCTGAATCCATAGGAAGATCATAAAAAATTCTATATTCTGCATTTTCTATAAATCTATTTAACACAGCAGCACTAAAAACAGTGCTATCTACTTCAGTATAGTTTCTAATATCGGTTTGTAAGTTTGATAAATTGTATCCTGCCATTATGCTTGTAAAGTTACCGGTCCAACGGAAATCGGATAACCTCCTCCTGTTGCGACACTTGTCGCGTTTGTATCAGCGCTGAAATAAAACCAATCTGTTCCATAAATTCCAGTACCATTTGGTCCATCTGTGTCAGTTGCACCGCTGACGTATTTACCTACAGTTATAGTATATCCTGCAGCTTTTGCAATAGTTGCTCCTGTAATACCTCCTACACCCTCTGGATTACCATATACTCCGGCAGCTCCTAAAGGACCTCTAAATCTTTTTTTATCTCCAGTGGTATATCCATGTCCTGGTAAATTTACATTTACAATTGGAGAACCTACTTGATATGTTTCTAAAGGATCTTCTTTTAATAAATCAGCTACTGCAAATTCTGTTCTTGCAGGTTTTGCATGTGCTAAAGCTTGTGGGTCCGCACCGTGTGGTCTTGGTGAAACTTGTGGTTGCTTAGGTTCGTATTCAGAATTATGTACCCAGGCACCATTCCATTCTTGAACCATTTCTCTATATGGAAATGCTGCACCTGATCTATCAGAAATCATTAATGAATATCTACCTTTTGAAAATCTTCCCATTATATATTTGGATAATAAGTTTTCGGTGTAATATACGTACTTGCTGCTGATCCATCCTCCGCTAATGCTCTTGCTAATTCATCTTCATAAAATAATTTTAATTCTTGTGTTCTTTGTGGTGCAAATTTTTGTGATAAGTAAAATGCTAAACCAGCTACCATGCAAGGAACAAATCTATAAGGAGCATCAGTTGCATTACTATAAGCTCCTACATCTTGAATTCTTTTAACAAAGTAAATGTGCATATCTTTAGATGCAGCTGTGGAATTAGGTGTTGGGTAAATGGTTACCGTAACTTTGTCCACGAATCTTTGAACCCAAAATTGACTTGGAGTTCCTTTAGTTAATTTATTAGAAAAAGCTGCATAAGTTGATCTTGAAACTTTTGTCATTGGTAAATCTGTTTGATCTGTAGCGGTTCTATCTGTTCTGTATTGAGCAGATAAAATATCTGATAATCCGTAAGTAGAAGTACCAGAAGTTCCACCTACAGTAACGGCAGATGTACCATCTCCTGCTGATCTATAAAAAATATATTCTGCCTGACCTTCAATTAAATCAATATTAGTATCACCTACTTCCCAAAAGTGAATTCCTCTATTTCCCCATTCTTGAAAAAGAATATTTAATGATCTTCTAGCACTATGTATTTGATGACCTGCTGAACCTACTAAACCAATTCGTTCGTAAGCCTCAGAAATTATATCATCAATTGCAAAATGCTTTTCAAACGTATAAGCGCCAGATGTTGTATTCGCCATTGGCTACTCCCTTAAAAAGTTCCAACTACATAAAAAAAGTCTATGTTAGCTAGAACTACATACATTCCAGTGTCAGCATAAATACCAGCTCCTGGTAATTTAAATTCATGAACATGATTAGCGGCTGTACCAAATTTACCATGAAAAATTAATTTAGCTGCTGTAGCACCAGAACCAATTTCATTATAAATTTTAATTTCAGCATCAGCTGCACTAGCCTGAGCAAATACATTCATAATCTGTGCTTTAGTAATATTAGTCGCTGTTGATGCACCTGCTTTAGTATTTACTAATTTTTGTATTTGTCCACTTGCACTTAGCACTATGCTTTGTCTAACCTTTGATGTTATTGACATATATTTTCTCCTTAGTAGTGAGCTCCCGAAGGAGCTCACATTATTTTATTTAGCTATTAACTCCAAGCAGCTGCGCCTGTGTCAGCTGTATTACCTGTTGCTAAATCATGAGCAAAGTTCCAAATGCCTTTTTCAAAACAAGTGAAATACAAATAAGTACCGTGAGTTAAACTATTTGTAGCTGCATTGGCAGGTGTGTACGTTAATATACTTTCATTCGCTGCAGATGTATCTATAGTTGAAGCATTACCAGAAGTTCTGCTCTCTACTTTTGATCCTGTTCTATAAACATCTCCACTCGCGCAAGTAAACGTAAGTGTGTTTGTTCCACCAGTTGAATCATCTGATTGATAATGAACTACATAAGTTCCTACCGTTGCTGATGGTAATGTTACCGCTTGTGCAGCAGCTCCTGTAAAGTTGTTAACCGTAATTACATTAGCTGTGTAAGTTAAGTTTGCAGCGGTTGCTACTACTGTTGCAGTTAAACTAGTTAATC